TGTTTGTGATGATTTTGGCTTTTGAATAATACATAATTAAGACCTCTTGATTGTTAGATTAGCACTTCCACCTATTCTAAGCCCATTCAAATAATGGTCAACGATAGGGGGGATGCGATCTATCCCAGTTCTTCCATAAAAATTTGGAGTTACGTTTATATTTCCGATACTCATAGCTGTAAAGTCCTCAAGACCACTCAACCCGATTCCATCTTTGTTGTTATTTAGATAAACAGCCAATACGATTTGTGCGTGTTGAACATGATCTGGTATTTCAGTATCTGTGTAATAATCGGCCATAATCCTGTTAGGGAAAGATATGCCGTAAAGGTTTGTATATTGATCTGGAACACGAACACCGCTGCGTGGCCATTGTCTTGCCTGTGTGCTTGAAGATCTAGCACCCAAGAACTTCTCACGATCTATTCTTTGCGTTGAACTAAATAATGCTCGATTTTTTTGGTCAGTGGTACTACTCGCCCATGCGGTTACGTCATCAGACTCAGTTAGCCCATCAATAAAATCTTGAGCCTCAGTCAATGTGACATAACTATTTGCTGAAGCACTACCGACTGTTGCTACTATTGAGATTGCCATTTTTCTTTGATTTTGGCTTTATTTTTTTAGTGGGAGTCAGAGGGGCTGCCTTTTGTTTAGCAGCCTCCCTTTCTCTTAATCGCCTAAAAGTTGCGATTCCCATTTACTTCCTGTAAGCGTGAACAGTTGTTGTACTTTCAACTCTGAAAATAAATGTTCCAGATGATAAAGCACTAACAGCAGCAACACCATTTACAGTGACACTTGTTCCGCCAACTAATGTGAAAGCATGAGTAGAACTAGCTTTATTTACTATAGTTAGTTCAAAAGTCATACCTACAGCATCACCTTGTGTTCCAAGAGCAGTGATTATCTCAGCAGCGGTTGGAGTTGTGATGTTTCTTGCACCAGTTGGAGTTCCTTGAACAATGCCTTCAATAATCTCAGCAGTTGTGAGAGTATGTGCACCATTCTCAGTTTTAAGAGCCTTAGTTTTGGTAAGAGTACCAAATGAAGGACTCTGGAGTTCAAAAAGAGTAGCCATTTTTTAGTTACCTTTAGTCGTTATTGGAAATAACAGTAGCTCTTACGATACCGATATTTTTTAATTCATAGGTTTTCGACCAAGAACCTACTGTCTCAAGAACTGATCTTGAAGGATTAACTGTTGATACAGCATATTTCAAACCTACTGGATGATATATGTAGTGCAGATCAACTGCCATTGCTTCTTCCAAAGCAAGTATATCTCTGTCAGTTTGTGTTCTGATAGGAGCTTGCTCCCCTGTTACGACTGCCCCATTTTCAAAAAAGAACACACTGTACTCAGTGGAACTTCCAGACCCTGTTGTTGGAATATCGTCAGAAACGATAACTCTTAATCCCATAAATGTTGGGACTGTTGGGTTGCCAAATGCTCCCTGTATAGAACCACCAGAAGCTGTTGCACCGCCACCATTGATGTCTGTAGCTAGTACAAAATCAACCGCTCTTCTTTCAACAAGATCGTAATAAACACGAGAGTGCATTGCGATTGTTGTAAGCTTGCCACCTTGATCGCCAAGTAATGACTGAGCTTTTGCAACGTGTCTAGGACTTAATGCTGTTGGTGTATCACCAGACTCAGAGTCAATAGATAATTCAAATAAAGCTGAACTGCTTGAGTTTGCATTTATTGAACCAAAAGCACCAGTTAAGCAAGAATACAAATCCTTCTGTTTCTGGTTGTTGACGTATGCAGCCATCTTTTGTGCGATAGCAGCCATTGGATCAACACTGCTTCCTACAGCTAAACTTGCTAAATCCCTAGCGGAAAATGCTCGGCCTCTGTGTAAGACTGCGGCAATTTGATCGCCAGTTGTTATTTTTGCTGGTGTTAGTGATGTTGAATCGGATAGAACTTCAAAGTCACCTGATAAATTCGCTGAATAACTTGGTATTTTTACGAAATCTCCGCCCCTTTCAGCGGATAGATTTAATTCGGCCAAAGGTTGCACCACACCACTCTGTAAAAAGCTATCAGTTTGAGTTGTAGCTTCAATCAGGTAGGGGGTAAACACCTCTGGGATAATTAAATCACTACGAACTGTAGCCATGTTAATTAAAAAGATATGTTCACTTTCGGGTGCAAACCCTAGCTAGTGCCGACTAGATATTTATATACTAACCTGTAACTGCGTTTTTGAGCATATTATATTTATTAATATCTGTTCTATATAACCTAGCTTGCTCTGTAAGGTTGAATGTGTCCTTTGAGAATGGGTTCTTATCACCAACAGCAACTGTATCAGTCTGAACCTTTGTAGTTGTAGCTCCACCGCCTTGAGGTCTTGGGTTCTTTTGTACCCATTGAGGCATTTTTGTCATGGCCCATTCTTTTACAGGAGTTCTGTTATAACCATCAACAATAACAACTGTTCCGTCTGCTTCCCTAGCAAGCTGATCCTTGCTTATACGAGACAATACATATTGGGGGTCGTGTACAACATCAGCCAATGCTGTTACTGCTGGAGCTTCAACTTCAAGCTGTCTCTGCTTCTGTTCTAGCTCTTGGATTCTTTGCTTTTGCTGTGCTTCCGCATCTCTAAACTGTTGAGCCTGTTTTGCTATCGCTTCCTCATATCTTCCTTTTGACTCAAGCTCTTCCTGTTCTTTTTTTTGCTTAAAAGCAATCAAAGCATTTACATCTACATCAGGTGGAACAGCCTTTGCTGTTTCTTTTGCTTTTACATAATCATCCATCAATTTTTTGTTATTAGCTTCCAGCTTTCTTACACTTTCTCTTAGTGCTTCAACTTCTGCTGGGTTTGCATTGGGCCTGTTTAATTCTTCAGACATAAAAAATTTTAACAATAATTAATATAAATAATAACTTACCAGCGGGTTTTGTCAGCCCAATAGGCCGCACTTACTTTGCCTCTTGCAATATTTTTGGCATGACGAGCCTTAAATGACTTTCTTTTTGCTTTATCTGCGTCAGATTCTCCTTTTCTTGGCGGTTTAGTGCTTGCACCTTGCATACCAAATCTTATAAGCTTTTCTCTTCCATTTATTTTGACTACAACAGCACCAGCTTTTCCAGATTTATGACTTGGTGTTTTTATTGGTTTATTAAGACCCTCAAAGGTATGACCACCTTTCTTAATGCTCATTTCTTTTTCTTCCTTATAAGATCAGCGTCTGCTTTTCTAGCACCGCCTTTTCCTGTGATAAAGCTGTTGACTCTTCCCATAGCCCATGCACCCATAGGAACATTTCTTGAACCACTAGACAAATATGCACCTTGCCCTCTTCTGTAAACAGCTGCTAATTGTCCATAGGTAAAGCGTGACTTCTCTGCTTTAGCTCTTAGGCTTTTTTCTACGGCTGCGGACAGTGGTTTTCTTTTTGGAGCCATCTTGTTTAGTGCGTGATTTGGAAACAGCTTTTATATTGATAAACTCTCCTCTTTTGTAAGCTTCCGCTGTGCGTTTGATCTCTGATGCTTTTGCACCTTTATTCTTGGCCCCACTAAGATATTTCTTAGCAACACCAGTCTTTTTATCTTTCGCTACCTTGCGGAACTTTCTCACTTTTTCTTGATTTTTTTAGTCTTTTTCTTTTTTGGTGGTCTTCCGACCTTAGAACCATAGGTTCCTTTTCCCATTGGCATGATGTTAAAAAGTAACTGATTTTATCTTACTTCTTTTTTCGTTTTTTAGCAGTTGATAAAGCTATTGCCTGTGCTTGCTTTAATGTTTTGCCTTCTTTCATTAGCAAACGGATGTTGCTTGAGATTGTTTTGCTGGCCTTCCCTTTCTTAAGTGGCATTATTTAAAAAACTTTCCAGCATTTATGTCCTCAACAAAAGACTCCATATCTTTTGCTTTAAAAGCTTCTCTTAAAAATTCTTCCTGATAACCAACAGGGACATTCATGGTAGTCATTAACTTACCAAGCCGCCTAGATATATCAGGCTTATCAATGTTCATAAGCCCACAGTATCACTTACTATTATAGCTGATCGGTTGAGTATTACCCAATAATCATAAGTTGTCCTAGTAATAACCTTTGTGACTTCATCCATTTGCGTTAGTGGTAAAGGTACTTGATATGCGTCAATTCCTAGTGCTGTAGCAGCTTCTCCTACTGAATTGTATTTTAAACCAGTCAATTTTTCTGCTTTTTTTATTGTATCTTCTTTCCAAACTTTAAAGTTTTGTTCGTACCATTCTCCATCAGGGCCAGCATGAAATTGGCTTTTCCTCGTAGTTTTTGTACTTGAGCCAGCTTTCCATGTTTTGATATTTGCGTCTTTTCTTAATGCAAAGGCTGTTACTCTTTTCTCTGTCTGAGCTTTTGAAAGAATCATATTATATTCTAAATCTTCGCCAGCATATTGTTTTGCAAGTGCAAGAGCATCATTATTAGCTTTACCTACTATTGATTTTGGGCCATGAATATTTCTTGCGGCTGCATAACTCCCATTACCGTAAATACCATTACCAGCATAATGTTCCGCACCTTTTGTCCCGACTCCCTTAAATTGGTTTGCAAACTTTTCATCAGTAACCCCTCTGTAAATAATTAAATTTTCTCCATCAGCAGCTTTGACAACATCTGTTCTTTTCTTCAATTCATCCATATTTTTTACTCTTAAAGGTTTTTTATTAAAAGTTTTTTGTCTCCAATATAAATAATCAAGTCTTGCTCCGCTAGTAAAAGCTCTATCGGCTGCCGTCATATCAAAGGCAGTAAGCCCTTGCTCTAATCTTTCAATTTGTGTGTCATAAGGCCCAAGATCAAAAGGTGAGATCTTTTTGCCTTGTGCTTTGGCTGTATCTCTTAAGTGTTTCTTATATGCTTTTATATTTTTGATTTGTTCTTTATTACTTAACTTTTCTATTGGTTTTGATTTGATAAAGTCAGATGCTACAGCAGTTCCTACGACAGCCTTCGGTTTAGGTTTAGGAGCAGCCACAATAGGCTTACGCTTGGCTACAATAGGTTTGCCATACAGTTGTTTTAATCTTGCAAGCGAAACCTCAGAACCATCATTTCTAATCATCTTTCTTAAAGCTGCCTGTCCTGAGCCTTCTTTCTTTGCTAATTTTTTAAATATTCTTACTTTTCCTTCGCTGCCTAAAGTCTTGATTTGTAGCTTTCTTTCTTGATTTACTAACCAATTTCCGTATGTCGTCCCTTGAGGGACTCTGCCTGTAGCTGATGGTCTGGTATCAAACTTAGTTGCTGGTGGCTTTTCAAGGTTAGGATATTTCTTTTGTAAACCATCAAAGTCCACAACAGGGACAGTAGTAGATCGACAATTAAAGTGTTGCGGTGGTGTTGGGCCATTGTTGTAGTCAAATGTTTGTCCATCAAGTCGCTGGCAGATAGCACTTGTTCTTGAATCTAGCGTTGCAACATATTCATATTTAGGAGAAACCTTTTTATTTGCGGCATATACAGCCTGTGATGCTTGATTTGCTACCTGATTAACAGATGTTCTAACAATAGTCTGTATCTGATGATTAGCTAATTTTGTTAATTCACCTCCAGCTAAAGCAATTTGTTTGACATTGCCTTTCTGTGAAAAATCAAGTCTACCAATTAATCTCCTACTGATCTGGTCTAGTGTCTCACCAGAAAAGACTCCTGACCTAACTGCTAAATCTAGCCTTTGGGCTGAAGACTCTGCTATGCCCCTAAATGCTTTTTCTACTGTGTTGCCATTTGGGAGTGTTATTGCTGCTCCTTGCTGGGCTGTAAGTTTAAATTTACCAGATCCAAATTGTTTAAAATTATCTTCAGTAAATGCTTTATCAGTAAATATATTTACCTGTGATGGATCAGTCATAATCACCGACTCTGCATACTTAGGACTTATAGCAACACTATTAATCGGAACATCACCTGATGCTGTTACCTTCTTAAGTTCGTTTTGTATAAACTCGGACTGTAACTGTGCAACCCCTTGCATTTCTGTACCCATATCTATAGCTGATCTAAGCCACCACTTATCCAAACTATCGCTTGACTGCTTGATTATGGCTCTTAATCTTTTTCTTGTCTGAGGTGCGATTATTCTTGCTCCACCCTTTGCTATTTCAGCAACTTGTCTTTGATCTATTTGCCTTAATTGTTTTGCCGCATTAAGGATTATTTCGTTGTAATTAGCTACATATTTGATGGCAACAGAGTTGCTATACCTATTCAGATCAATAGTTTCCCTAAAAAATACCTCTGGAGTGGACATTTATCATTCTTCCTGATCGGATGCTGGTTCTTCTGCTGGCTCTGGGGCTGGTGTTTCTGGCTCTTCAGTTTCAGTCAATCCTCCATTCTGTGTGTTTTCGATCTCCTCCTCTACATCAAAGTCATCACCTAATATCTCTCCAGAAGATAGTTGTGTAAGTAATGTCTCCTGTGTAATAGTGCCAGTTGTATAAAGCTGCAATAATGCTTGGATCTCTTGCGGCTGTAACCTTGCAGATACAAAATCTCTATTAACAAAAGAACTGCCAGCATTAGGTTCGTTGAGATATTCACTATGAAACTTCAAGCAATTATCAATTAAATCTTGCATTTGTTGAGCCACGACCATCATTGTGCTGTCATTCTGAGATCGGTCTATTTGCTTGGCCTCTGCTGTTTCGCCAACTAACTTCTGCCCTAGCACCGCAGCTAGTGACAAGGTATTGATCTGATCCTTTATATCATCAAGCCTTTTAAATTGGCTGTCATAGCTATCACCTGATGGGCTGATATATTCCATGCGTGACTCTGGTGGCAATGATATTGCTTCACTAGGGCCAGTTGTTATCTCATCTGCATTTGGATAACCAAAGACAGCAAGTAAAGGAACAGAACTGATATGCAAGATATTGTCCAAGTCTGATTGAATCTGATAATGCTTTAGGTTTAGTTCTGCAATGTCATACAAAGGACTACGGCTTTCATACATCCCAACTCTATTGGAATAGGCAACAGCAAATGGAATCTTATCTTTAAGGCTCATCTCACCTTCTTCAAACAATTTATATTCTCCCTTCTTCTCATCTTTTCTATGAATTTCATATCTACCACGTTCCAAGACCCTAACTTGTGTAACTGTCTTCTCACCATAAGGGCCATCTGGTTCAACAATTCTTTCTAATAACCTAATCTGTGTGAGTTCTCTTGCCCCTTCTATGACTTCACTTCTAAATCCTAGTATGTCACTTGGTTTATAAGTCACCCAGTATGGCCTACTTTTCTCTCCTTCCTTCGGGGCATCTACTAAAACACCACAATGGCCAAATGAAATAACTGTTCTTGCTGTTTGATAGAGCCAGATATTTAAATCATTGCCCTCTAAATCAACATCAAATAGCTGCTCCCTTACTAAATCACTGCAATCATCTAATCGAACTGGCTTCCTGACCAACATCCCAGATAACATCTTCTCGATTCTCTGGAGATATGGTACAACTGTGCTTCTGCTGAGTCTGCGATCATAGCTATCGTCTACTTCTCTTTCTAACTGAGGCAAGTATTTTCTATGTTCTGACCTGATCTTATATGTCCCTTCTTTTAAATCTGCTATTAAATCCCAGAATACAGCCATCCTTTGATAGGCAGAATTAGGACTGACAACTGTAGTAGGAGCCTGAGTTATTTGCTGGTTGTAAATATTTAGTGAGCTATACACAGTTTTGCCTCAATAGTACCATGTTCTTAATATATTCTAATCCCTGTAGGTCTGCCCGCACGAGCAAATAAAGGATTAAATTCTCGCCATAT